ATTGCGATAAGATTCTACAACAGTAGCTCCGGCACCGGCAATCTCTACGTTACCACTAGCGTCTGGTTTTGTACCATTAACACTCTTAACTACTCCGCTAATATCTGCTTTCTTAGCATAGGTTTCAGTAATTATATTGCCATCGCCATCTTTAGTAGCTTTCTTCGCCGTATTTGCTTCACCTGTATAGCTTTCTGCGTTTATATGCCCAACTACAACACTTTGCGAACCTTCGTACCACCTAATACTGCCTACATTCTTTTTCATATAAATAATGTCAAAGGTGTTAGGAGAAGTGAAAGTATTGGTATCATCAAGCACAGCTCTGTTATCAAGTGCGGCCTTTACTGCTCTATTCTGAACGGGATTTACAGAGGTGTCGGAAAGTGCCTCATCAACGGTCACACCACCGTCTGCTCCGTCTTTACCTTTAGGAAGCACAAAGTCAAGCACGGCAGCAGAAGAAGTGCCGCTATTGGTTACACTAGCTGACGTGCCCGGAGCACTTGTTGTAACACTGCCTATGGTGATTGTAGCCGCGCTGCCTGCTGGGCCTTGTAAGCCTTGTACGCCCTGTGCCCCCTGTGGGCCTGTCGCACCTTGCGGCCCTTGCGCCCCTGCTGCGCCTTGTGGGCCTGCATCACCTTTATCACCTTTGGGGCCTTTTAAGCTTGCCAACTGCTCCTGTGTGAAATCCGCATAGGTAAAAGCATCGCCCTTATCGCCTTTATCACCTTTTGGGCCTTGGACATTACCGCAGTCAATCCATGCGCTGCCATTCCAAACATAGAGATTAACACCCGCCATATAAGCGTCACCCTCGTCAGCTTTGGGGTGGGCAGCTTGCAAAGCTGACAAACTATCATACTTGCCTTTAATCTTAATGCCAGTGCCAGGGTCACCCTTCTCACCTTTTGCCCCCTTGATGTTGACTGCGGTAGGATTAGCCAAGCCAGCTTTATTTGTCCATGTCAAAGTTCCGTCAGCATCAACAGACGGAACAAAAACATTAACATTTTCGCTAAGGTCTTTTGTAGTGTCCATATAAGCCTTTGCGTTGCTTTCGCTCTTTGCAGCTGCGGCAGCCAAACTTTGCGCTGTTGGCAAAACCTTTGCCGGGTCCTCAGTAAGTTCTACCTTTGTTCCGTCGTCGTTGATTCTAAAGCTCTTGCCGTTCGCCCACGGAATTGTAGTATCAACATCAGCACTTTTGCTTATGTTCACCTTTAAACTTCTGCTTGCGGCATCTGTAAGTTGCTGTGCAATCATCGTCAATTTGTCACCAATAGCCTCAACCTGGTTAAAAGGATATTGGTCGGGCAAGTCTGTTTCCTGCGTCACCGGTACTTCCCTATAAATTGTCAGTTTCCACCCGGTCGGCAATACTGCCGGTCGTTCGCTCTCTGGTACTTCTGCACCGACTGCGTAACCTGGATAACGTACAACATTCTTTTCAACGTCAACATAATAATCTTTAGTCAGCAACTTTTCTTCGCCGTCTGCGTCAGTCAGCAAAACTTTAATGTCCGTTCGGTCTAAAATCTTAAACTGATACGCAAACTCCGTCGCGTTCCCATTGCCGCTATATGTAATTCTGTTCTCAATATCAGTAAGCATAATAGCTCCCCTCCTTTTATTATTTTTTGCCAAAAGAAAAGAGTAGATATATAAAAATATATCTACTCTTAATAAATCCACTTTAACTAATTATATACCTATTTTCAGCGGTTTATATCTATGCTACTTTGTGAAATCTTTGTCAATCTTTTTTACGTTCGCTTTTTGGTCTGCGTTTGTAAATATCTTGCAGTTCAAAGTCCATATCATCAGCAGCAATATCTATACCGTTAAATATGATATTGAAGATACCGCTAGGAATACCAAGCCAAGCACCGCCGACATATGCGGTCTGCTCTATCAACTCGCCCGGCTCTTTCTTACCTTCCGCGACATCGTTTATACGTCTTGCAACAGTAAAGCCCCTGTCAATCAAGCCTTGCGCCGCAGTCAGTCTGTAGCCGTAGTTCCTCATGCCTAGCAAATTCTGTACACCAACGTTCGCCACTTGCCCAACGGGACCGCCCATAGACAACGGGTAGTTGATAAGCTCTTTTGCAAGGTTATTCCAATCGTCTTTTTTGTCTTTCTCGAAAGGAGCGGCCAAAGAAAGCTCTGCAATAGCTACGTTCAGCAAGCATACGCCTAACCATTTAGCGGTAACGAAAGCAATCAGCCGTTCAGCCATTTCTTTTTTTTCACCGCTATTCCATAACCTTTTGGCGATATGTGCTTCTCTGTCCCATTGGTTAAACTGTGTGTTGAAAAATCCCTGGAACATCGTAAACAATCTGAATAAGCCGCTGCCGCGTTGCAGACTTGATACATCATGAATACGACTGCTTCCCAACGTGCGGCGAATAACAGCGTTCGCAAAATCTAGTGCTTCCTGCTCTGTCTTGCCTTCATTAATTTTCTTCATGTATGCTTCTGCAAATACCGGCTTCGCAGTCATCATATCAGTGTAGCCTAACAGCAACGCGCCATATTTCAGCGTCTTTTTTTCAATCGGGTTAAGGTCAGAACGGTTCTGAATATCTCTCAACGTAACATCTGGCACTTCCATGCGTTCACGCATAAACACGCTTTTTGCGCAAATCGCATCTGCTTCCGCTCTGCCTTCACCTGTAAAGCCACGGTACAAGGCTCTGAAAGCGTCAGCATAAGTAAAGCCTTCTACGCTATTTCCATATAGCAGGATGTTAGAAAAGTTCTGCATTGCCGTTTTGAAGTTAAGCATAATAGCGGTATTTGTTGCAATATTACGTAAAGCGTTAGCGGCTTTCGTAAACAGATTCTCTGCCATATATGCCGTCTTATTGCCGTATGGATTAGCGCAAGCCTGCAAAAACTCTCTCAAAAGTCTTACGTTGGTATCGCCTAAACGCTCAACCATGTTGCGGTAAATATCCTCATCGTTCAGTACCTTTCTGAAATCAAGCATTGTTTCGCGATAACAAATATCATGAATAGTGCTTTTCACCGCCGTAACCTCACTGCCGCGCGATAAGTCAACGGGATACTTGCCACCAGTACGCGCCTTGCTGGAACCGGTGTTAGTAGTTAAAGTCCGCTGCGGCGGTCTGCTGCCTTCTTCGGTACTGTCGATTCTGTCGAATTTACCGGGCATACTGCCGGTACGTGTATCGCGTTCCAACGGGAAGTAACCACCGTCAAATACCACGCTTTCTCCGCTTGCAAGCTTCATCACCAGCGGTGACGCTTCAATCTTCGGCGGTTCGAAGCCTTTTGTTCTGCGGTTGACTTCTGCCAGCATAGGCCAGAATTTACTTGCCGCATTGATACGTGCCTGCGCATAGGCAATATCTGCTTTAGTCAGATGCTTGCACAAAAACTCTATAAGGTTTTGTTTGGTTTGCAGCATTGCTTCTTCTCTGCCGATAAGTTCGGATTCTTCCACCCATATATCAGAATTCTTTACGCCTACCGGTTTTTGCGAACAAAGTCTTGCAGCATTACTATCACTACCCAGGTTGCAAAGCATAGCAATCAAAGCATGCTTATCTGCACTGCCGCCAAGTTCTTCGTAGTAAATTCTTTTTTCATGTGCAATGCCGCTTGCTTTATCCGGTTCCCACTTCTGTAAAGCATCTGTAAGTTCCTTCTGATAACCTTCAAGCATCGTGCTTTCCATATCTGCGCAATGGTTGATTTTGTTGTAAAACTCCCTAGTAAAATAACCTTCTGTCCAATTATCCATCATCAAGAAGAAGTTATCAGCATTACGCAGCGTAGCCATGAAATTTTTAGGCCATTCAACAATTCGCTTACGCAGGCTCTTTTTGCTGTCGCTGCCAATCTCCGCCTCATACTCTACCGGTAATTCTTGCAGGTGCGCTATCGTATCAGCCTTAACCTGTTCAAAGGCTTCACCGGCAGCAATTTTATTCATCTTCGTATCTTGCTTTGCAATAGCACGAATGTTTTTCAGTGCGTCGATAACGTCCATATAGTTTGCAAGGCTAAGTTGCGGCGCGTTGGTCAAATCATTATTCGGGTTCAAAACAAACTCCGGCATAGAAATAATTTCGTCACCGTACTTTGCCTGCATCTCTGCAATGTAATCGCTAAGCGGCTGCACTTCTCTGCCGTTGGTGTTAAAGTCCTTGCGGTGATAGCCCATACGCTCCAGCAATGCGCACATTTGGAAGAAGTGCTGCTCTGTTCCCCACACTTCTTTCTTGCTGTGCATCTGCTTTCTGACGTACTTTCTTGCGCTTTCAATCTGATGTTTGGCCTTGACTGCTTCACGATACAAAGCGTGATTAATCATCTGCTGTTGCTTATACATAGCCGCTTCTTCCAAAAGGCCAGCTTTCGCAGCCTTGTTTGCATTAGCCGCCGCTCTGCGTTCTGCCATAGCAAATCTTCTCGGCTTCATAACCTCACCTGCTGGCAAAGTCTGAATATAGCGTTTAGCAAAATTATCTGCGTTCTGCTTACGCACTTTAGCAATATTCTCACGCTCTTTTTGCTTAATATCCTTGTCGCTTATTTCATTGAGTGCTTCATCAATAAGCTGTTGTTCAAGTGCCACTACTTCGCCGCTTTCGTCATTGTAGAGTGCTTCCCTTGCCGCTTCTCTTGCCTGCTCACGCTCCTGCATGAAGTCGGGGAATCTGCGGTTCACAGCCTTGTCAATCTCTTGACGTACCATAGCTCTTTCGCTCGGTGAAGTCAAAATATCCTGCGCCATAGCATCGCCACTGTCATAGCCCAAACTGTCAGCCACCCAGTCAAACAGTTCTCTCTGCTCGTTAGACAAGGCACGCTTTTTGCTCATCTCCACAAGGTCGACTTTATCCGGGTTAGTTTCAAGCTCGTGCTTCAAGGCTTTAAGCTCGTTAAGCTCTGTAAGCTGCTCACCCTCTACCAAAGTTTCGGCAATCTCCTTCAAGCCTTCCTCATTCTTTAGTTTCGCTCTGTCACCGCCGTTACGAATATAGTTCCTTGCCCAGTTGTCCTGTACGTCGCTGCCTTCATTCTCATTGACGGTGTAACCTTCGACAATCTCCCTTGCCATTTCGTAGCCGCTGGCATAGCCGTTTTCCTCTGCTATCTGGTCAAAGAGTTCTTTTTGCTCCTGCGATAATTGGTTGCGCTTACTTTCTTTTACCAGGTCGACACCTTCGGGGTCTGTTTCAAGTCTATGTTTCAAGGCTTGCAGTCTGTCCAGCTCATCTACAATATGCTTAAAGTCTGCCTTAATTTCAGCGTCGCCATAATCTAAACCGGTGCTACGCAAATCGTAGTAATCCGCTATATCTTCGCCTCTTGCAATCTTTTCAGCAATTCTTCTGCGTCCTTTTTTACTGGTCAAGTCGCTTACGCTGCCGCCGTAGTCATGAACGTATCTTGATACCCAGTTGACATTACGAATACTGTCACCTGCTTCATGGAATACAAGGCCTTCAATATCCGCTTGCTCTAAAGCTCGCTTAGTCCAATGACGTTTTCCTTCCTTGCCTATCTCACCAAAATCAACCAAGACTGCGCTTTGGTCCGGTATGCCTGCAAAGTCATTTGCATACTTGCCTTCTGTTCTATTGGTTGCGGCAAAGTAGCCCCACTTACCATTGATGAAAAACGCACGCTCACTCTTGACTGTATCTTGATATTCCGCAAGCTCGCTTTCTATTCTGTCAGCAATGGGATTTAAAATATCATCAATAGTTCTGTTTGTGTCTTTTAATAATTCGTTATAGTTTATACGTTCATTGCCATAAATATATTTTCTTGCAAGCCTACGCGGATTAGCTTCTATTGTTTCCCATTCGTTGATTTTCTGCTTGAAGTTAGCATGAGCCATGCCGTGCTCATCAACAACAAATGTAGGATTGGTTACAGTTTTTTGTCGTGACTTGCTAAACATAGCAATCAGCATATCTTCGGCATTTGCAACACGCTCTTTAGAAAGTGTGCCGTATGTGTCGACTTCTGCTTGAAGATACTCAACTATCGGATTGAGTATATCGTCAATGCTGGCGTTAGTATCGTTCAGCATATCATTATAGTTTGGCAGTACGCTTCCTAAAACGTGCCTGTACTTTCTTGCTATAATTGCAGGATTGGCAAGCTTTGTTTTGCGCCATGGAGTATCCGAATTATTAGCATGAGCCATGCCGTGCTCATCGTCTATAAAGTGCGAATCAACAACCTTAACTTCCTTACCAAACTCATAACCTACCTGGTGTCTTGCACGATTGACAAGCTCCAATGATACTGCTTCTTCAATCTGCGGCCGTATTTCTTCGATGAAAGCAGCCTTTTCAGCTCTGCGTTTTGCGCTGAAATCAGCCATTGCTCGCCTTGTCAGAATATCCACGGCCTTGTCTTTAGCCTTTAAGATTTTATCCTGCAAGGTTTTTTTGTTTTGGTCTGATAGCTTAGATGTTATATTCTCCGGCAAGCCGCCGAACATGCCCTCCATGCGCGCCATAACTTCAATTTCTTCACGGCACGCCAACATTCTGTCGAATACCTGCCGTACTTCCGGCGTTAAGTCTGCCGCATTTTCGCTTCTTGCTATCTTGCTATAAATAGCTGATAACCAATTAGCGAATCTCTGGAACACTCCGCGCAAGCCAACACTAGGCGCTTTGCCTTCCATGATGTAGGTTTCAAATGCTTCTGCCAGTTTTTCATGGCCGGCTCTCTTTGCTTCAACGTCACCGCTTGCCCATGCGTCAGCGTCAATGCCTGCATACTCCATGAGCTTTTTCGCATCAGCGTTTAGTCTTGTGTTGCTGGGGTCTGCCAATGCTTCGTTAATCATGGTTTCCACAAAGTAGTGTCCTGTTTCGTGGATAACTGTACTTGCATCTGCGCCCTTAAAAAGCGTGATAACATAAGTACCATCATCCATTGGGGAAATCATGCCTTTATCTTTCAGTGTACCGTTGACAATTTTTTGTTGCTTGTAATTATCTGCTTTTTGTGATACACTATCAGCAAAAGAGGACGTTTTGTTTGAGATACTGGGCTGAGCCTTGAATTGCTCGGAACCCGAGGGCTTGAACGCGTCCTCTATTTTTTTATACTCACTTTCGTTAAAAACATTATGATTATAATATGATAATGATTTATCATTATGTTCTCTTACTGTAACAACTACATAACGTTTTTCACCATTAACATTCAGTGCAGAATGAATATAATAAAAATTCTCGTCTGAATGTTTTTCTTTTTGCGGCGCAGATTCTGTAACGAAATTACCATTCTCCATAATTTCACGTAAATAGCGCAATGCAAAAAGTTTTTCTTTTTTAGCGGAAGTGTGTTCCATTTTCTTTCTGCCACTTGTGCCAAATTTAATATTATTTTCTTGATACCCTTTATCTATTCTAATATCACCCAATACACTATTATGAACGCTCGTACCTTGCAAGTTGTCCCTATACCATGCAAAAGCCTTTTTCTGCAAGCTCTTCAAATCTGAATAGTGTCCCATCTCATTTCCGGTAATATTAGTAGTATAGAATTGCTCTTTTTTAAGCACTCCTCCCTTGCTAAACCAGCCATTCTTTTGTTTAGCTTTGCCGCCATCTTCAAAGCGCAGCTTATTCTTTTGCAGCCATGCAGCAGGATTTTCGGGGTCTGCAATAAGTGCGCGGCTCTCCAGCACTAAGCGCAAATTGCCGGCATGAGATTTATTCATACCTGCTTTAGTAGCACTATCGACAATAGCGTCAAGTTCTGCGTCAAGCTCCGTGCTTGCCTGCCTGGTTAAGTTGTACCCTTCTCGCAGTTCTTTACGTGTTTTTGCGCCGCCGTCCGACAATTCGCCGTTGCTGTCAAAATACATATTGTCTTTCGTAGCTTCAAACAGCGCATTATCTTTAGCCATTGCCGCCGTAAACTTGCCGCGGCTAATGTCTATATCCTGCCCAAGTTCTGCAGCCGCCTCTACTTCTTCTTCGGTAATTCCTAATTCCTCAAAAAGTTTGTTGTTACTGCTGGTCTGCTTGTAGCCTTCCAAATCCTGTGCAGATACTGTTACTGTATCGTCCTCAAAGTTTGGATTATTCGCTTCGATTTCAGCCGCAGCACGTTCCGGATTAATGCCTGTTTCTTTGATTCGTTCAGCATCCGCTACTAACTTCGCCTTACGTTCTTCGTTAGCTTTTAATGCGACGTGCTCAACAACGCTGTCAACTGCAACGCTTACGCCGCTAACACTACCGCCAAGAATAGCACCAATAAGGCCGCTATATCCTGCTTCCTTCAAGTTCTGCTGCCAGTTCTCTCCCCACTTCTCTGCAAGTTTGGCAGTGCTTGCGCCGGGGTTCTTTGCCCATAAGTCTGTAGCTTGCTCCGGGAATTCCTGCAATGCTTCGGTAACACCTTCTTCAAGGCCACGTTTGGTAACTTCCCATATCTTAGTTTTCAGTCCGCTACCGGCAGGCATCTTTTTAAGCAGTCTGCCAAGCGGCAGTTCTTCTAATACTGCCTGCGGGATTGCATTCATCAAGCCAGCCTCCGCTGCTCTGGTTGCGCTTACGCCCTCTTTGCGCAGTCGCAGGTATTGTTCGCCGCTGATGTTTGCACCATTGTAAAGCATACTGATAGCGTGTACAGTTTTTGCAGTTGCCCCGGCAGCGCCTACACCTTTAGTCAGCGCAAGCTGCGCTAAAAGCTGAATACCGTTTTCAGCCAAATCATAACCAAGTTGCCCAGCCGCCGTATCAGCCTTAACTTCTTCGCGCTTCAAAATCTCATCGGTGACATAGCCTAAAGCCTTGCTGATGTTCTCTGATTGGTCATACTCTTTAACAACATTCTTGTCACCCTTATGAGCTTCAATATTAGCGTCAACGGCCGCTTTAGCCGCACCGAATAAGCCACGCACCGAACCTTTAAGGCCGTTCATTACGGCAGTGCCTATGCCTGGTTTATCGTCGTTGATAATGCTGCTAGTATCAATCGTCGGCGAATTATTGCTCTTTACTGCCTGCGAAAACTTATTGTATTCATCGTCGCTCATTTTTTGCAGGTCATAATAACCTAGAGTTTCAGCAGGAGTTAAATTGCTGTCTGCACCTGTCGCATAACCGCCATCGTACCAATCCTGTTTTTCGTTTCGCAGTCTTTGAAATTCTTTTTCGTTATCTTCCCAGCTCATTTAATAATCTCCATTCATAACCTCATCAAGATAGCCGCCGTTGACGTTGCCGTCGCTGCCGTCAAAGAATGTTACGTGATACCAATCGTCAGCAATTTTTTCAGCTCTGGCTATACCTGCTTTTGCTAACAGTGCGTCACTGCCGCTAAAAGTTTTTGTGCTGTCCCATAAGAAGCCCGGCTTTGTTACGTAAGTACCAAAAGTTCGGGTAGTTATAGCTTGCTTCATAGCGTCAACTAATACTGATTCATCCGGGTTCATGCCGTTGTGTTCAGCGCGGTACGTACGTACCCACTGTTTGCCGTATATCTTCAGTCCTTGTTTTACTTTATCGTTAGAAGAACCACCCATTACGTACTTACAAAGGCCGTCCCAATCATACGCATATTCGCCTGCGCCACTCAACCAATTATCATAAGACTTATCTAATGAATTCATATCAGAATTAGTTGCTCCGTGACTTCTTGCAAAAGCTAAAAACTCTGCCTTAGACTTAACCCTGCCTGCTTCCAGCATAGAGATTACTGCCTCTTTGCCGTCACTGCCAAGTTTGGCTATGCCTTCACGTCCGCCGCTACCGCCGCTTCCGCTTCTGCCTTGCGGTCCGTATATTGCCGTTACCGCATTACGATATGTTACGTACTTGTCGGGGTCACTGCCTGCTTGATTAGTAGCCCACGCCATAGCATCACTATAGCTTGTGCCGTTATTAAACATACTAAATAATTCACTCTTTATTCCTTCAAAAAGTTTGTTTTTCTTATAAGTTTCTATTCTGTCATGGTCTGCCTTAATAGTGCGGTACTGCTTTATAATGCGGTCTTGCTCATCCTGGCTCATGCTGCGTGTGCTGCGCACGCTTCCTGCTCTGTTGGTAACACTCTCTGCGTATTCTTTGATACTAGGCTCATTCCCATGTTGCGGTGTGTCCCAAGTATTCCCCCATACATCCGTTGTTTTACCGCTCACCCAGCGTTGTGCATTAGTTTCTCCGCTATACCATGCTACCGCCGCACCTGCTGCACCGTATTTATCATAGTATTGTTTTAACTTAAAGCGTGCGACTTTTTCTTGATTTTCCGGTGTCATTTCTGCACCTGCTGGCAAGCCTGCTTCTTGGCTCCAACTAGGCCAGTTACTAGGCAAAATCTGATATTTGCCGCTTGCACCGGTGCGGCCATTCTTGGCGTTATAATTGCCGCCGCTCTCTTGAATACCGAAAGAAGTTAGCAAATTCTCAAAATCATTACCGCTTTCGCTGCCGCTAAATCCTTTCATGCCTTCAAGTTCTTTGCGTACTGCTTCTTCATTGTCGCCATATTTAGCATACAAATCTTTAGCGGTATTTCTTTCAAAAGCGCTGCTCTCTTTATCGTATGCCACCTTTTCAAAAGCAGCTCGCTGATTGGCAGTCAGATAACTACCGTACTTATCCATGATGTTACGCATAGTGCCATAATCTTCGTTGGTGATACTTGCGCCGACGGCACTTGCTACCACCTGCCCGATGTTGGCTCTGCTTTTAGATTCGATAAACTCTGCGCCACGCTTGCCATATATAGCGCTTGTCAGTAACTGTGTACGAATAATCTCATCTTGCAGTGTCTGCGGATTATTCCAGTTCTTCTGTACAAACTCGCAGGAGTTCTGAATATTATTGTCATAGCGTAAATCAGTGACTGCTTCTTTTTGCTTCTGCTCGTATTGGTCGACAGTCTGGAAGCCTTGCTGTGCGCTCTGATACATTAAATGGTCTAATGCAAGCTGATTCTTTTGGCTGTGCAGTTTGGTATTACTTAATACATCCTGCCTTGCCTTATTTATCTGCTCTGTGTAGCTTGCGCCTGCGCCGGCAGTGCCTTCTAATTTCGTATTCATAAGGCCGCTTTCATCGTTGTACATGATGTTATAGCGGCTCTTATTAAATATATCCATAGCGTTAAGGATAGACTGTTTGTCCTCATCCTCTTGCTGTGCTTCTACTGCTACCGCCCATTTGTTGGCGGCACCGGCAATAGCGGCAAGTCCTTTGCCGCCGCTGCCATAAGCGTTAAGGTCACTCGATACCTTGACAGTCGCACCGCCGCCGGCACCTAAATTGACGCTGCCTTGATAACCTGCAATCTTCATACTGCACCTCCCTTACCAGTTCCATTTAGTAAAGCCTGTATTATCCATGAACGGGTTATTCTTCTTTGCCTGGTTGTAAAGATTGAAGCCGTTCATATTGCTAGCAGGAAGATTGAAATCACTGTTAGCATCGTACCATTCATCACCGCTTACTGTAGTTGTTCCCTTGCTGCCGCCAATCATGCCTTTAGAGTAAGCGTTCGCCGCCGCACCTACAAGCGTACTAAACATCTGCATTTTGCCGTTGGCTTTAGCGTTCTTCGCCGCCGCATTATATGCGCTTGCCTGGTTGCGATAATTAACCTCGTTTACATAAGTGCTCCACGCATCATTACGCTGATTCTGCAACAGATTCATACTGTCTTTTTTGTAAGCGTCCTCACTGCTTGAAAGAATATCGCTGACACTGCCGCTGCCGGTTAGCCCGCTGCTGCCGGCCGCCGCCAGTGCCTGCCCTCTTGCAAGCCTCATTCTATCGTTGAGTTGGCTTTGCTTCTGCGCATACGCTTCTGCCTGCTGCTCACGTTGGCGGCTCATAATAGCCGCGTTCTGCTGTGCAGCCTGCGCCTGCGCTTTATATGCCTGCTCCTGCTGTTTGGCCTGCTGATGTTGTCCGCTTAACTGCATAACAGTTTGCAGACCCATTAAGATTCCAAGTGTACCCATTACGCTCACTCCCCTCTATATGGAATATAAAACTGATAAAACTTTTTGCCGTCCCAACCTGTTTTAGGCTCTACCAAAAATACCGCTCCCAAGTGTCTTAAATAGTTAATGCTAGTGCGGTTCTTCTCGTAGACGATATTATGCAGCAGTCCATGCTTGCGTACCCATTCATTCAGCACTCTTTTCGCTTCCTTGAAAAGCAGGCTCTTTGTGTAACCATTGTAAAGTTCGTTCGTGCCTACCATCCAGATTCCGCGCCCTGGCGCGCCCCATTCCATAGTGCCCTTGCCGAATATCGCAAGCAGTTTTCCGTCCTCACCACGGTACACCCTTGTTTCTTCGTCAAGCTTGATACTGCCAATAAGCACAAATACCGGGTCACTGCTTGCTTCCAAATCTTCCTTATCATGCGGCCGTATATCCTGCATAAGTTCTTCAATCAACGGCACAACATTTTCTTTTGACTTATTATCAAGGATTTCAACAGTCCACTTCTTAGCCACCGAAAGACACCTCCCGCACTACCGCCAGCAAGTTAAAAGGATATGGCTCATCCGTAACGATAATCACTCTGCCTTCGTTGTTAAAGCCGCCAATAGGCAAAGTCATATGCTTGTCGCCGGTAAATAATTTAATATCGCTCACTGCGTTCTGTTCGTCAAAGTTCATCAAGTCCATAGTATTTATATCCGGACCGACCATACCGCCAAGAGAATTACTTAAGCGCAGGATGCAATTACTAATCTGCTTTTTGCGTCCTTGCATAGTGCCGTCGCCCGTCCTAATTTCGACGTTTGGCAGTTCCACGATACTTCTATAGGGCAAGCCAATAAAAGCGTGTTGTACGGCTGCTGGGAGCGTCACAGTGCCGTCTTGACTTACTGTCAGTCCACTATACATTCTTCCGTCACCGATAACAGTAACTTTTTCGCCTGTCAGCTCTGCTGCATCAATCTCCGTTTCCCCACTGCTCTTTTCAGCAGTGCTATACTCAATAGCATTATCAAGCATAATATAATCATCGGGGTTATTGCTTTTTGCAGGATTCTTTGCCAGATACTCAATGTTGCGTACTGTCACGCCGTTTATCTCTCGCTTTACTACAAGATAAATAATATCTTCGTCGCCTTCCTGCACTGCCGCCACTGCTTCAATCTTGCCTTGCGTTTCTATCGTCGACCAAGCATATACTTTCTGTTCCATGATGTAGGATAAGCAAGCCATAGTCCCGTCACTTCTCACAAAATATATAGTGCTGTCGGGTTCCTGCTTATATGCACTGTCGACAATCTGTACATTCTCTATGATATGCTTTGCTAGCAATGTTAAGTCATTGCCGCCGTAGCTGTCTGTTTCATAACTATATGCCATATCCCTTACAGTGCTTCCACGTCCTTGTACAAACACGATTCTGCCGCCAATCATCAACGGCTCAACAGTGCTGCATCCGCGTGTAGTCTGCATTTTGGGAACGGCTTTAGATGGTGTTACAGTATCGCTGCCACTTACTGTCCATTCGTTACCGGCAGTCAAGACGATTAAATCGGTACTTGCTATCAAGTGTAAAATCTTAAACTGCTTGCGGCTCACAAAGGCAAGTGCTACTGCGCTATCATCGGTAACAGTGCCGCTGGCTTTCTCTACGCTGAAATCGCCGTAGTCGCCGGTCCTGCTCATCCACACCATATAAGGCTGCTTCTTCGTGCCGCCAAAACATAATCTGTCCTGGAAAAAGCAAAGTGTTTGCGGGTACCCGAATTCTTCACCCCATGCGCCCCACAAGAAATTAGTAGTCATATCTGTTGAGCCTAGCTCTTTTTCAACATGAGCTTTTGCCGTGCTGTCGCTGGTGATTTCAGTAAGCTTTACAACGCCTTCTGCATTGTAGGCCATTGCTGTTAAATCAACAGTGCAAGTACCGCTAGTTATAGTGCATACCGCCCTTAAAAATACCGGCTCTGTTACACTGCCGCTTTCAGACGGATTATAGTCACTCTTAGATGTATATTTTCTGTATTCCTTCCAACTTTCGCCATCGTCACTCTTTTCTATGGTAAAACTGCCTTCCCAGGTTCCGTGACTGATAACCTTCCAATTTTCGCCCACACGTACTCTTTCTGTCGTGCCGTTGCTGGCGGATACAGTCTTGCTTGCAATCTCTTGTTTAAGTTTGATATACGCGCCCGGCTTGCTGCTAGCGAAAATATTCTTGTTGCTCGTCAAGGTAATATCACCTTGCGTTCCCGAAGGTGTCAATTCTTTATTGCCGGTATATAAAATCTTTACCCAGCCATTAGCGCCCGCTTTGCCGTTTGGGTTACCCTTTATACCGCCGGCACCGCCTGCCGCACCGCCGCCTGCGCCATATGTTACGCCTTGCGTGCCAACATTAGAATAATAGCCATCCTTACCATACCTGCGACTGGCAGCACCACCTGCTCCGCCGCCTCTGCCTGTTAGTCCACACGCCGTACTGTCTGCGCCTTTAGTGCCGCTAGTAGCTGTTGTATCTTCGTAGTTGCCTGCACTATGAGCATAAGCACCGCCGCTGCCACCGCTACCGACCGTAATCGTATAACTTGTGCCTTTATCCAGCGTTACAGTTTTTATAATGCGTTCACCGCTGCCGCCGTCACCGCCGTTGACTGCATAATTATAGGTATGGTGTTCTCCGTGCCTTCTCCATGTAACGGCACCACCACCGCCGCCGCCTGCACCCGAAATGTCAATTTGGTATTCACCGGTAACAGTTGGTTGGAATGTGTAGGAACCGGGCACGGTATAGCTTATGCCGCTATAATTTTCAAGTGAGGTCGATTCATCGAAATACATATCAGTAATTTCAAAGTCAGCAAAACGCCAGTCGGTGTCCGAATATCTTGCAAGCTGTTTCACGGGATATTTGCCGCTGGCGATAAACATAGTATCTGCGCTTTGTACAAATCTCAAATCTTGCAGCATATCTGCCGTGTACGGTGTCACAACTTCTATGTTTATATAAAGTCCGTTCTTATGCACCCTTATATATTTCTCGCCAATCTCCAAAAGATAGTCGGTGTTATCTGCGCCGTTGAACGGTACCAGGATGCACGCTTTATCGCTATGTTTCGTTCGTGCCATATACTTCATGCCCGGTCTGCGATAAATAGGGCCGTGCGGCTTGATAAGGCAGTTATAGGCTTGCAGTACCGCAAACTGATATTTATCTAAATCGACGCGGTTTGCAACTTCGGCGCTGATTTCCCCGCCGGTAAATGCAGGCTGCAATAAATAATAAGGTGTCAACCCACTAGCCATAATTACGCCCTCCCGTCAAAGTATTTACTCGGGTAGTCCGGCAACTCTTTCTTTTCGCTTGCCGTGGTATGCTTTGCTTTCTGCAATGCCGCCATTGCAAGCTGATACTGTGTCTGCTGCAAGCCGCTGTTGCCGGTCAGTTGTACGCAGATATTAAACGCCAACATATGAGTAAACGCACTCAAAAAATCACTCGAAAACATTTCTACATCGTCAACGTCATAGGTATATTCAAGCCATGCAGCAGGAATGTTGCACCCTATGCCAAGCACGTTGTCGCTTGCCATATACAAGTCCCATTCTTCCTGCTGCTGTTCGCCTGCCCTTATCATTGCGCCGGTGTCAGCGTCAAATATCTTGCGCACAGCAAGGCACTTTTCGGGGTAGGCGTAAACGTGGGACCAGTACGGGGATTCGATACTAAGTTCTGCAAGCTTGCTCACGCGCTTTGCAAATCCCCAAGTGTAGCTCCTTAATAACTCTTTGCGTGTAGGCTCATAAAACAGTTTGCACTGTCTGGCCAGTTCTGATTGCTCATCTATATTGCTTATACGGCCTTTGGCGATATGAGCCAACGCCATATTACATACATCGGTAATGTTAAGCATTTTTAACTATTCCTCCTTGATTATTAAAAAAGGGAAGAGCTTTCGCCCTCCCCTTAAAGTACTAAATCAGCCCGGCCAGTTCGGAACAGTTTCAGTCAAGCCAGCAGTCAGTTTGCCGCTGCTTGCGTCGCTTACAGTCAGTCTGGAAAAAGCTTTCATGCCATACGGCAGTTTAGCTGCAACCAAAATACCCGTTTTGCTGGCAGCAAGAGTATAAGTCGCCACAACAGTTTTAGTGTCGAAGCGTTCGCTGTCAGAAGTTTCCAGCGCCGCAGTGATAGTGCCGCTAGTAGCTAAGGCGGTCGGCGCAGTGATAACAAGAAATAACGGGTCGGCCGCATCACCGCCGCCAACGTTCGCAATTACATTGCTGGTCAAGGAATTGTCCATGTACATATTTTGCTGGTCAAAAATCATTGTTATTCACTCCTTCCGGTTATTGTACTGCCGCTTCGGTTTCGCTTTGGCAGTCAAGTTTCTTAATCTGGATACCTGCCAGGTACAGTTTAGGCGGTGCGCCCATAAAATCTTGACGGGTAACATGAACATTGTTCTTGTTGTTCAAATAGCACTCCAGCCAAGAGTATACACCGTCAGATACATACGCAACCGGCGCTTTCGGGTCTTGCAGACGGTTCTTTGCGAAGATGAATTTATTCATCAGTTCGCGTTGCGCACTGTCAGTCAAAGAGTTAAGCTTTTGGACATCAATGTTGCACACGCGCACAATAGAACGAACATTTTGTACCGCCAAGCCACACTTCCAAGAGTACAAGGTCTGCAATGCACGGAACGGCTTATTGTTCTCATCGTAAACGTCGCTTTCGCCCAAGTCCTCAGTCTTCAAGCCTGCCTGGGTGCCTTTGGGATATACGCCCATTACGCGGCGGTCGCCCCAGTCTACGAAGTAGATAGAAGCATTAGTGTTAGTACCGGGAGTACCTGCGGAGATTACCTGGTGGCCCGGAGTGCCTTTGCCGCCGTCGGTCAAAGTATTGTAGCGTACCGCAATACCATTGAAAGTGTCCGGGTCTTCGTCCAAGTTGCCGTACAAGAATTGACGTGCGACGTATTGGCCCATGCCTTCTACGTGTGCATCATCCTCTGCCATGCGGAACGCCTGCGGATTCGGTTTACCGGAAAGCAGTTCAACGTCCACGCAGGAACGGTCCTCCAAGTGCATACATACATCAATGCGCTGCTTTACAGTGCCTTTAGTCGGAGAAGTACCGCGGTTAATACGACGGATAGACGGAGAAGGCAAACTAGCGCGAATAGTAGTTTTAGTACCAATCGGCAAATCGCCCTCCATCCACCGAATATCTTCCATAATAGGATTGGATTCGTTAAGCACTTCCATAACGCGGTCAATAGCGCCTTGCGGAGTTAAATACTTTCGTAAGTCACTCATAGTTTGGGAGTAACCAATAGCAGCCATAGTTTCATCATCCTTCCTGTTTTTCAATTAAAAGTTAATAAATTATTTGTACCTGCTCCAGTCGGTTTTCGGGTACATGTTTGCTGCAATGCCTTGCGCAGCGTTTAAGCCTTGTGCGCCGTTTTGTGCAGCCAAGCCGGGGTCCTCGCCAAGCAGTTCGCCAAGTTTCGCAAATGCTCTCACGATAGCAATTTGATTGCCTGCGCCAGTAATTTCTAACGCTTCACGCACATTCAAGCCCGGATACATTGCCTCCAATTTACGGCAGGCAGTATCACAAAGGCCCTGTACTTTGCCCAAGTCTGCGCCCAGTGCTGTTTTAGCCTCATCGCCCCATTTAGCGATTTCCTGCGCGCGGAGCTGTTCTACGCCTTGCACTACACGGCTTGCATACTCTGTGCCGTACTTTGCAAGTGCTCTTGCCTGGTCATTGCTAAGGTTCATGCCCTTAATAACATCCACAAAGCGTCCTTGCTCATCAGCACTAAGCTCATAGCCTTCTGGCATCTCTACTCCTGCAAAGTCATAATTCACTGTGCCGGGCTGCTGTTGTGCGCCTTGCCCATTACTTCCATTCCCTGCAATAGTGCCGGAAGCACTTGTATTATTAGTTGCATTAGTAGTAGTCGGTTCTGTCTGCTGCTGTTGTGCCGCGGTATTGGGTTCAGCCTGTTGCTGTGCGCCTTCGCCGTTGACAACTGCATTTTCGCCGTTCTCGCCCATTAGTTATTCCTCCTTGTTGTTATCCACATATTCCACTGCCAGCTCTTGCAGCTTTAGTTGGAATTCTGCATACTCCATTTCAGCCTGCTGTTTTAGCCCTATGCCTTGCAGCCCAAGTGCTAAAATGCTTTTAATAATGCCTAAGCCTACGTCGCGGCGGCCTTCGTTATAGAAAGTCTTGCTATTGCCGGTAAAGCACATAGAGTTTACTTTGGTTACGTCAAGCATACGCATCAAGAACCAGCGTCCGCTTTCACTCCCCAGCAGGTCAAGTAGGGCTTCTTTATCCCTTCTTGCCTGCTCTCTTACCATGTACTCTGTCAGCAGTGCTTGCTTTCTATCCTCGCCTGTATTGGATTTATATTTAAACTGCTCGCTCATTATTCCCAACCTCCCGGCACGCCTAGCCAGCTTGTAATAGCCGGGTTGGAATCATTCGCCGCCGCAGTAAGATTTTTGGCCGCCTCTGCCGCAGGAGCCGCAGCCTGTGCCATTGCCAAGCCTTCCTGCATTTCCTGCTGCCGTTGCATTTCCTGCTGCTCTTGTTTAAGCATCTCTTGTACTTCTTCATCGCTACGCAATGCCATTGCAGGCACGCCAAGCATTTCAAAGTATTTTGTAATAGCACCCAACGGGTTAATCTTCTTCGTAACTTCTGGCCATACTTGCGCCATCTGTCCGGTCTGTGCTATCGCCTGTTCGATATTCACAAGCCCGCTCATCTTCTGCGCCTGCGCCAACGGTGAAATATAGTCCACTTCTACATCTTCTTCACTCAAAAGGTCTTGCAGTTCTTCCGGCACCGGAGGAAATCCGCCGCTTCTGTCGATGATGTTATACACACGTTGAAGAATCAGTGTTAAGAATTCATCCTGCAATCGCTCAACCACCGGGCCTAGCTGTTGCAGTTTTTCCTGCGTTCTCTCCATAACCTCTCTAGCAGTCATGCGGCTATTATCAAGGTTATCTAACATCAAGAACAAATCAGCACTGTATGCTCTCTTTATAGCATCCTCAACGCGAATAATTTCTTCCTGCGCGTCCTTTAAGTCAAGGTCAACTGCGAACAAAGGCTTTACCATATCTTGCGTCTGGTCATCTACGGCTGTTAGACCGCCAGGCATCAAGTTAATACCGCCGTTATTCATAAGGCTTGGACTGCCTTGCATCGGCGGCTTTATCTTTAACTCTATTGCTGTGAGATAATCTTTTTTCAGCAGTTGCAGCATTTTACTGTCGCCTTCTGCAAACCACGCAGGGCCTCTTGCGTATGCCTCATTGCCGCTGACAAGATAACGCGCTACCGGTACTGCTTCTTCTTCAAAGCCGCCAACATACAAGTATTCGTCACTCTCTGACTTTTCCAACCAGTACACGCTTCTATACGGCATATTCAGTCTGTCCATGTAGCCAGGCAGCTTATCACTGTTAGGCTCTACCATCCAGCAGACTTTATACTTCTTAGTAAGATTGGTCTGATTGTCTAACAGTCCTTTCAGATTGTCGGGCAAAGCGTCTACGCCGAAGCAGTCCGCTAGCTGCTGCAAAGTCATATCGTACTTTCTTGCAAAAGTAGTTACCTTGCCGAAGCCGTCTGCTTCAAGTGCATAAGTACCGATTGTCATTGTCTGGAACCGCACGCCGTTTTCTGCGTCGTAGAATATAGCCATCGGGCACTGTCCAAAAGGCAATTCCAGATATACAGTATGGATGCTGTTATAGAAGTTGCTCTTTGCAAGCACGCTTGATACAATCTCTTGTCTTGTGTCAAGCACCTTCATAGCCTCAACATTCGTATTCAGTTCCGGCCGTCTATATGCAAATCTGAACCACTGGCGGCTCGGCGGTGTAAGTCCGCTCATAACGCCTGCGGCGAATACCTGCGCCGCTCTCCAAGCTACCCCGTGCACAATCTTTAAGTCACGTCTGCGTGCGGGATTGGTCTTGTCTGCCGTATTGTCAAACTCACCGACAAACGGAAGCTGATAATCTCTTATCTCTTTCCATCTGTCCTCCCAATCTCGCCTATCTTCGTACATGCTTTTAAGCTTACGCACCAAACGTTGGCGGTCCGGCAAGTTCTTTTTCAGCGGCACCCCGTCACTAGGAAGTGTTCCCTGTGGCTTGCTCGCCGCTATCGTTTGAAAGTTCATAAGCTGTTACCTCTTAGCCTAAAGTATTACGGCCGCCCTCGACGCCACTAGCAATAGTGCTTGTCTGCGTAGATGCAAAGCCTTTACGCTTCTTCTTGTTACTGTCGCTGCCGGTCGCAACTTCGCTGCTTGTCGCAACGGTAGTCGGGGCCGGGTCCACCTTCTCAATAGTCGGCATGTTGCCGCCACCGAATAATTTTGCAATACCACCCATTTTTAAACCGCCTCCATAATCGAATACTCCGTGTTGCACATTAGCTTTTTAGGCTTTCTATCATCAAGCCCTAACTGTCTTAACGGAACGTTCCTTGCAAATGTTAATACTAGGCCGTCTGCAAGGTCTGGGGAACGTCCTAGTTTTTCTTTTATTTCTTCTTTAGGCGTTAACATTAAACGCCCATTCTTAGAATACTTATAGTGAATGACTGCAAGTTCTTCTCTTAGCCCCGGTTCTTCCGGCAAAGCGCCGCCAGCCTCTATCCACTCTTTCAGTTTGAAGTACATCTCTGCTCTGATGTTCTCATAACGCTTATTCTCTATCGCCGCGCCTTGAAATGGTATCTCTCTTAGCGCCGTGTACCCCATCTGCCGCAATCTGTCGACTACGCCAGCGCCCATGTTGCCAACGTCTATAAAGGTCATATCTGCTTTATTTTCATCCATTGCCAAAGCAATATAATCTGCTGTCTGCATCGTATTCAGCTTCTTATACACTCTCGGTCGTGGATATACCATTAAACCCTTACGCTGCCATATACACGTTCTGTCATCGCCAAAGCGTGCTATATCTGCGCCTTGCACCAGCGGCATATCATAGGGAATATCCTTTTCTGTCAGCTCTCTATTAAAAGCCTTATCTAGTTCTTCCAGACTGAAAAGCTCGTTGATTGCCGATACGCTAAAGTCACACAAATACTCTTGTCTGAATTCTACCTCCGGCATATCCTCTTTCAGTTCTTCTATGCTCTTTGCGTCTATAATGCCGCTATCGTACACGTTCGACAAATACGCAAAATAACGCTTGTTCGTCTTGGCCTTCTTGTACATCTCATAGAAGTTGTTCTGCCCCTTAGGTGTACCGATGAAATAGCAATAGCCTTTTCTGTCGCCGTTCTCTATCGCAGGTCTGATTATCTGCGTCCACATCTCCGGCTTCATATCCGAATACTCGTCAAGTATTACGCCGTCCCAATATGTACCACGCAATGCGTCGGGATTGTTCGCACCAACGATATATATCCTCGCACCCTGTGCCCCAGGTACTTTACTAGGGAATTCAACATACTTTTTAGTTTCGTTCACCTTAATGCCTTCTATGACGCTTGTGTAATACTTCAATGGGCCCCATGCAATAATTTCCATCTGTGCACTGAACGGACCTACCAAAGCATACTGCGGGCTGATTAAGTCACTCTGTAAAGCATCCCTTATAAGATGATTCACCATTCCGATGGTCTTACCAAAGCGGCGGTGTGCTACGATTACTGCAAAGCGGTGTCTGCTTAATTCCTTATGCAGTACCTTCGCCCATGCAGGTCGTGGAGTATATGGTATCTGTATTACGTTTTCCATGTTTACCCCCTTGAAAAAATCGTTTTGGTAATTTTTGGTATTTACCTCCCCCGGCGGCTGCGAAATTTTTGGGCCCCACCCCCACTCAACGCCAGAGGAAAAGGCAAGAACCAAAATCAATTTTTGCGAAAACCCAGGAAAATCACCAACGCCAGCGCCGCCAACCAATCAATCAGAACTCACGCCAAACAAAAAATAAAAACGTGGTAGGTCTGCCGCATGAGCCACGCAGGAACGGCCGCAAGATATGCCAGGCGGACGGCTGCCGCTAACATCATCAGCCAGGCCGTCAACATCTGGAACCGCCAGCTAATCAGCAGCAGGATAATATTTTACGTCCGATAATAAGGATTATGTTAAATTTATGGTAAGATAATTATGCAAGGTAAATTTACTCAATGCCTTGTTATGGCGTAATAGTTATATACAAGCACTGAAAGGAGTTAAAAAATGGTAATTTCTGATTTAGACCGCTTTGTTATTCTTAATGAAATGGTTCCTTCTTCTGAACCTAAGTCGATTATTTTTCTGTACGGTTCCGTTTGCGCTTATCTCGCACGATTGAGAGATTTAGGAGTTGGCGATTTTGTCTTCATGAAATTTAATGGTTTCTATTACAATGTTCCGTCAAAGAATGCTTCCAATGTGTTTCTTAATGGAGGTGTTTTTGTGAATGAGTAGACATAGTGTTCAACATTTATTTTCGCAGGTTCCAACTGCTCAAATTCCACGCTCTAAATTTAACCGTTCGCATGGGTTAAAAACTACGTTTGATTCCGGTTATTTAGTACCTATCTTTGTTGATGAGGTTTTACCCGGTGATACCTTTAGTATGGACTGTACGTTATTCGCTCGTGTGGCTACGCTGATTAGTCCTATCATGGATAACATGTATATGGATACGTTTTGGTTTTTCGTCCCGGAGCGCCTTTTGTTTGACCACTTTCAGGCAATGTGCGGCGAACAGGATAATCCTACTGATTCTACCGATTATCTGTTTCCTACAGTTAAGAGTCCTACCGGTACAGGTTTTGAAGTTGGCTCCATTGCTGATTATTTTGGACTTCCTACAGGTATTCCAAATTTAGAGGTACGTGCGGAACCTTTTAGAGCTTATAACCTCATCTACAACGAATGGTTCCGTGATGAGAATTTGCAGGAAAGCTTGCCTTTTACAAAAGCTGATTCTGACCAATATTCTAACTATAAGTTGGTTAGACGTGGTAAACGTCATGACTACTTTACAAGTGCTTTACCTTGGCCGCAAAAAGGCCCCGGCGTAGAGTTGCCGTTTGGTGGCACTGCTAATCTTACCGGTGAGATTTTTCAAAATCTTTATTCCGGCACTCTTTCCGGTAGAGAAAATCAAGGTGATGGCCGCTGGTCTGCCCCGGTTCTTTTAACCGGTGCCGGTATGGCTGGTTCTGGTGATGATGATTCTTTTGCTGGTGGTTCTCCTTATAAGCTCAGCATGGATTTGTCTAAAGCTAGAGTTGATTTAACATCTGCTACGTCTGTCACTATCAATCAGTTTCGTGAGGCTTTTCAGATTCAACGTTGGTATGAGCGTGCCGCTCGTGGTGGTACTCGTTACACGGAAATAATCAGAAGTTTCTTCGGTGTAGTTTCTCCTGATGCTCGTCTTCAACGTCCGGAATATCTCGGTGGTTCCTCTAATCGTATTGATGTTAATGTAATTCCTCAAACTTCTGGCACCACTGATGTTTCGCCACAGGCTAACCTTTCTGCTTTCGCCGTTGCTACCAATGGTAGAGGCAATAGCTTTAGTAAGAGTTTTACCGAACATGGCTGGATTATAGGCCTCGTCAATGTCAGAGCTGATTTGACCTATCAGCAAGGCATTAATAGGATGTGGACTCGTTCTACAAAATTCGATATGTATTGGCCCACTTTTGCTTTCCTTGGCGAACAGGCCGTACTTAATAAAGAGATTTATGCTCAAGGTAATGCTGATGATGACGGTGTTTTCGGTTATCAAGAGAGGTATGCTGAATATAGATACGCACCTAGTCAAGTTACCGGGAAATTTCGCTCTACTTATGCGCAGTCTTTAGATTCTTGGCATTTGGCACAGAAATTTGAGAATTTGCCTAAACTTAGCCCGGAATTTATCGTTGATAATCCTCCGGTTGATAGAGTTGTTGCCGTTCCGTCGGAGCCTCAATTTCTTCTTGATTGCTGGTTTAATTTGAGCTGTGTAAGACCTATGCCCGTTTATGGTGTTCCCGGTCTTATGGACCATTTTTAATGGAGGTGTTATTTTGAATGACTTACAAATCTCAACTATTGCAATCGTATCTTTGTGTATTATTGTTGTCTTGCGTACTTTTGGTCTGATTTGAGGTGTTTTTATGGGATTATGGTCTGCTATTCGTGGCGATGTTTTTGGTAGTCTTGCTGGCGGTCTTATTGGTTCTGCTTTTGGCGGTAATTCCGCCAAAAAGCAGGCCGCTCTTCAGCGTCAAAATTGGGCATATCAACAGCAAAATGCACACCAGTTTGAAGTCGGTGATTTAAAAGCCGCCGGACTCAATCCCATATTATCTGCTACTAATAGCCAGATAGCCGGTATGGGTTCTGCTCCGTCGACTTCTGACAATGGTGTTGGTGCTGGTGTTACTAATAGTATTACCGCCGCCCTTACTCGTCAAGCTAACGTCGAAATTGAAAAAACTAAAGCTGATATTGCTTTGATTGAAGCTAAGGCCAATGCTACCAATGCTAGAACTAATGCTATTACTGCTGGTATACATGGTGACGATATATCAAAGGCTAATGAGCGTTATGATGCTGATACTGCTAATATTAAGTCTGATACTCGCTTGAAAAATGTTACTGCTGATTATACGTCTGCTAAGCAATCTAATGAAGCTAAGTTGACGCAGGCTGAATTTGAGCGTATTCAGAATGATATTCGTATTGCTAATGAGAAGTTGCCCTATGAGATTGATAACATTGTTGCTAATACTCAAAATGCTCGTGCTACTGCTAGTTATATGTTATCTATGGTTAATCTGAATGCCGCTAAGGTTAAGTTAACTGATAAGCAACGTGAACAGATTGAATCTGATTTGAAAGACCCTAAAAAACTTATGGATAAACAGTTTTGGGAACAAGTTTTTCATTCTAAAGATGAGAAGTTTAAGTTGCTCCGTGCTTCTTATGAGCGTGGCCTTTCCAATGATATATATTTTAATTTCTATGCTAATAGTCAAGGTTCCGGCTTACAGGATGCTAATGACTTGGCTACTATTGGTTCCCGTCTTAAATATCTTTTCAAGTGAGGTGATATTATGAATAAATGGTTTAGTGCTCTTTGTGTTGCCATTGGTGCGGCCGCTACATATCTTGGTCAATTTCTGTTTGGTAAATGAGGTGATTAAATGAAACGTAGAAAAATGACTCGAAAAGGTTCTAAGCGTCTTTTTACTGCAACTGCTGATAAAACTAAATCTATCAATACTGCTCCGCCGCCAATGCGTGGCGGCATCCGGTTGTAATGGTTTGTTACCATCCAATAACTGCGTATCAGTTGCGCCAATGTAAATCTAACGGCAAGAAAGCTATAGTTTTTGGCGCACCTCCTGCGCAACCTTTTGACGTTGTCAATCTTCCTTGTGGTCAGTGTATCGGTTGCCGTTTAGAGCGTTCTCGTCAATGGGCTGTTCGTTGTATGCATGAAGCTAGTTTACATTCTTGTAATAGCTTTTTGACTTTAACCTATGATGATGAACACATTCGCTGGTCGCCTGTTACTGGTGAACAAACACTCTATAAGAGAGATTTGCAATTATTTATGAAGCGGTTGAGAAAACATTTAGAACCCTTGAAAGTGAGGTTTTTCGCTTGTGGAGAGTATGGTGATAATACTTATCGTCCTCATTACCATCTTATTCTTTTCGGCTTTGATTTTAGGTCAGACAGAAGATTGTATAAGATGTCTGATGCTGGTTTCCCCTATTATATTAGCGATACTCTTAATCGGTTATGGAGCTTTGGTTACTGTCTTGTGGCTGATGTTTCATTTGATTCCTGTGCCTATGTTGCTCGCTATGTGACTAAAAAACTTAACGGCGAAGCCGGGAAATTAAAGTATGAAGGTATTCAGCCTGAGTTCGTTAATATGAGCCGCCGTCCCGGTATCGGTGCTGATTGGTTTGCTAAATATTCCGGTGATGTATATCCTTATGACCGGGTAATAATCGTTGATAACGATAAAGTCCGGAAATTACGTCCGCCGAAATATTATGATAAGCTATACGATGCTATCAATCATGATGAAATGGAGCTTATCAAGGAAAAACGTGTTGAAAAAGCTAAATTACATGAGAGTGAAATTTATACTCCCGGTCGTTTAGAAGCTAAAGAAAAATTTAAGTTAGCTCAGATAAAGAGCTTAGAAAGAGGTAAAACAGATGAAGTTATACAGTGTTTATGATAAAAAGTCTATGATTTATGGTCAGATTATGACTTGTCAAGATGAGATTCAAGCTAAGAGATTGTTTGAACGTGCTGTCAATGATGAAGATACAATGTTGTTCCACTATCCGGAAGATTTCGTACTTGTTGAAATCTGCGATTTTGATGAAAAAACTGGTGCTATCGTTACTATGCCTATGCCTAAACAAATTCTTGAAGCACAAGCTTGTTTTCCGATTGAAAAATAAGTGCAATACTCGTTTTGCACTTACTTTTTTCAATCCGCCGTCGGCAGACACTGAAAGGAGTTAAACTATATGAGATTTAAAACGATTTTTGATACCTATGGGGAAAAACAAGGTATCATCTTTAAGGAACCTACCATGACCATACAGAGTGAAAAGGATAATTGCGATATTAACGTGATTATGAATCGCTACGCTACTTGTGGTACGCCGCTCCCTTATCGTACTGATGGAGTTCAACCGGTTTATGCTGATGTTTCTGAACTTGGCGACTATATGGAGAATTACCAGCGTTGTAAGCAAGCTGAAGAAATGTTTAATGCTTTGCCGTCTGCGCTTAGAAAAGAGCTTGACAATAACCCTGCTAATCTGATACCCTTTATTCAGGACAAGAAGAATGAAAGTAGGTGTATCGAATATGGACTTATTAATAAGCCAATTGTGGAAGCTCCTAAAGCTCCTGTTGTTGTTAATTCTAATCCCGCTAATCCTGTTTCTGGTGATGCGCCCAATCCTATCGTACATACAGATAGTGATGTTAAATAGCTGATTTTAAGGCCGCCGCTTTGGCGGTCTTTTTTTATTGCGAACTTTCACCGAGGGTGTGGGAACAGTTGCCCTCTTGATGTAACTGTTCCCACTGACACCATTCGTCATTCTGACGATTGGTTCACGAACCTTTCCCCCGTCAAAGGTTCATAAAAATTCGGTGTTTCCGTATAAATATTTTTTTCCGTCTTATAGTTGATATTATGTTAAAAGCTCTATCTATGTTTGTGTTTTAATAGTATCTTCTGAACAATCGTTTACTACTATTGCGTCATCTGCTGCGCCCCAATGATACACAGCCGGGCCCTTGTTGGCGTGCGTCTGCTTGTCAAACGCGCTAATACTATCAGCGTACATTTTAGAGGCTGCTAGTCTATCCTTGTTACTGGCCTTGTCATCAGTCATTATTTTGAGCCAATAGGCCTGCAGGTCCTGCACAGCCAGGACGGCAACAGCCGCGCCTTGCTGCTTTAGCAGCGCCGCACAGTCCTCTAACGTCTGCGGCGTTGTCGCTATTGCCGGCGGCCTGCCTCTTGTCGGTGTATTTGTGTTAGCTAATAAACTTTTAATCTTAAACATCACATCACACTTTTGTTACAACCCTATATAATATATTATTAATATCAATCACAACAGATTTTGTAAACATCAATAATATAAATACAATCAATAATCTTTATTTGCAAGAATCCAACAATAAAAAAAGATTGACAAATAAAAACTGTCAATCATCAATAAAATTATATTAATTATCTTGTTTTGAATTATATACCCTAAAAAATGCTATTAAGTCAATGATACATTATTATATTTTTGTGAACGCTGTCAATCTATTATAAATGTTGCTAAACAAAAAGAACGGCCGCCGCTGAACATCTGCCAGCGTGCGGCCGTTGCTATCCTCTTATAATGTTGTTATTTGCCCTGCGTATCATCTGCGGGGCTGCCGTCGCTATCTGCTGGCGGCGTTGACGCCGGAACAGACACAGCGACGCGCCCGGCCTTGTCAACCAGGGCCAGGCTATATCCGCATAATTCCGCCGCCGTCGCTAGCTCATCAGCGGACCAGCGGCCGCGGCTCAACTTATCATTAATGCTTTGTGCGTTGGCCACGCCTAGCGCAGCCGCCAGAGCCGACCGCTTAACCTGCGCGCTATCCAGCGCATATTTTATAGCTTGGCTTGCTTGTTTGCTCATGTTTTTTGCCCTCCAATCTTGCTATCTACATTATATAGCCGCCGCGCCTAAAAAACAAGTCAAAAAAAATATAAAAATATCCGTTTTAGCTATTGACAAGTATAGTCATATACGCTATAATCATAGACATAGAAAACAAACAACTAGCCAGCACGGCTACATTTAGGAGGTATGAAAAATGAAAAAAATATTTGCAGCTGCAGCCCTTGCAGCAATCATCTTGGCCAACGGCACGGCCGCCGCCTACGAAAGCCGCGGCAACCAATGCGGCGAACACCCGGAACATTTAACCGGCTTGCCTGCCGTAGTGGAAAGCGTGAACATGGCCCGCGCCGGCGTTATTGACTGGCAGGACCTGCCGGAATTTATCGCGGCTGATTTTGAGCTTTACCGCCTTGCCGGTGCAATCCGTGCATGGATGTACGCCCATGAAATCGCCGCAGGTCCTACAGAGGACGCGAACCCATTCAGAAAAGATTAAAGGAGGACGAAAAGATGAAAATTAAAAACTTGCGTATCAAACAACTTATGAAAGTTGCTCAGCTCATGAACCGCTACCCGGCATTAAGCGAGGCACAGCAGGAAGTCTATCAATACGCAACCAACATCGTATATCTGATTTTTTAAAGCTGACGGCGGCCCCGCTGGGGGCCGTAAAGCTGCCAGGCAGAAGGTCCGAAGCCCTAGCCAACAGCCGAAAGGAGAGAATAAGAAAATGACTTTTGAAAAGTATAATGCGAACCCCGAAAATAAAAATATTGGTGATTGCTCAATTAGAGCAATCTGCACGGCAACCCCGTTAACCTACCAGCAGGCCAAAAAGCTGCTGGAAACAAAGGTATTTGAAAGCGGCGCTGCATGGAACACCGTGAAGAACATCACCGCCGCCCTGGCTGACCTGGGAATTGAAGTTAAAGCCGCCAGCCGCGAAACAGTCAACAGCTTTACAAAGCATTGCGATACCGGCGCCAGCTACGTTGTTTTTGTAGCAAAGCACGCCGTAGCCGTTGTCAACGGCGTTATCTATGATACATGGGACAGCAGCCGCCGTTTTGTAAAGCTGGTTGCCAAAGTCAGCCGCGAGAAATTCGCCGAATTAAAAGCCAAATACAACCCGGAACCGAAAAAGGAGGAAAAGAAAATGGACTGGAAAAAGATTTTTGCCGCTTGCGAAACAATCGAGGAATTAAAAAAGGCATTTAAAAAAGCCTGCATGAGCTGCCATCCGGACAAGGGAGGCACGGCCGCCGAATTTAAGGCAATGAGCGCAGCGCACGACAAGCGCGCCGCCGAACTTGCCGAAAGTGAAAGCCGCCAGGAGTGGCAGCGCAACAAGAAAGCGGACGGCACTTATAAAACAGCCGCCGAAATCCTGGCCGAACAGGCGGAATTTGCCGAAATCCTGGCCGTGCTGATGGGCTTGAAGGGCCTTGAAATTGAAATCTGCGGTAGTTGGCTATGGATTGGAGGCGAAACGAAAGAGAACAAAGACGCCTTGAAAGGCGCCGGCTGCAGATGGGCCAGCAAGAAAAAACTTTGGTACTGGCATGCAGGCGAATGGGTGAAGAAGGTCCGCCGCGCGTTGACTATGGAGCAAATACGCGACTTGCACGGCAGCGAGTTTTTGAAATACCGCCCGGAAACGCCCTTGTTACAATAGCCGAAACGCCGCCCCGCGCGGCGTATACCGGGGACCGGCCGCCCCGGTACTGATGAGGCAGGCCAAACGAACCTTGAAAATTTTAAAAGCGAAATAAAGGAGGAAGAAACTATGAGCAAAGCCGAACAATTAGCAAAAGCTATAAAAGCGAGCCTTGCAGCCGTGGAACCGCGCCGCGCGTTATGCTGGCGCTTATGCCGCGAACACGTGGCACGAATCACCCCGGCGCACACCGTCGAGGACCTGGCAAATCATTTTGCCGCCGCGTTTTTCGCGGCCGAAGCGCTGAACGCAGAGGCGCAAGGCGTTTGCCGTTGCTATATCGCCTACACTGATATTTTTAAAGCGGAAACGCGGGAGAAGAGCACGCGCCTGGACCCCATCCGCGACGCCATCCGCGCCGCTGGCTATTCAAACGGCTATGACCCCACCACTTTAAGTTATGACGTTAACAAGCGCGAGCACATTTGTGCAAGCTTTACCGTTGGCCCGTGGGGGCAGTCCGGTGACTGGCGCAATCGTGTTTTAAACGGGGACTACATGCGCGACGAGCTGAAGCGCCTGGAAAAGCAGGCCAGCGGAAAGACGCCGGCCGAGTTGTAGTTCCCCGGTGGTTCTTGGTATGGTA